GTTCTACAGGGGTTGGGAGGACAACCTCTGTTTTAGGTGGTTTTGGACGGGCTTGTATATCGTTGAGCGCTTGAGAAGCGTCAGCCATATCAAAGTTTTTTGCCCTGGTTGGATCGGTATAATTTTCATCTACCTCTGTACCAGGAGGGAAATCGTAAAGCTCTTCCCTGGAGCGTTGGAGTCGTTGTCCGGCCATCATAAGATTTTCTATCCGCTGTTTTGCGGATATGTAGCCGGCAATTTCGACTCGTTTAGTACCGGAGTGTTTCTCCGGTACAGTTTTTTTGTTTTCATACGGTGTATTGAACATTGTTTTACCTCTGTTAATTATGGTCTATAAGACCTGGTTCCGCTTGTATAGGCATTGGCCTTACAGCGTGGATTAGGTTTCCAAAGGAAACGATTAAGCCGGGATCCGATTCTACGGCAAATATGCGTTTTGTGGGTATACATTCGACAAATTCATCGTCGAGAGTAGGAGGCGTAAGCGGGTCGAAGATACGACCCATATGCCAATAATCCAAAGTGTCTCTCATTTCGGAGCAGACCATGGATTGTTTAGTACGAAGTTCGTCATACCTCCCTTGGTATCCAAAGATACCTGCATTATGAGTAGCGTCTTGGTCCGCGGCGCATATTTCGGCATTGATGATCGCCTGTTCTGATAAGTTGGCGAACTCAGGAAAGTAAAAATCGTATTTTGTTTGGCGAAGCCATTGACGATTTATTCCCTGAGTGTAAACGGTTCGGGGCATTATAGACATTATGCCCATTATTAAACCGTATTCCTCCGCACGGTATTTACCGGCGTAGGTATTAGAAATTCCGATCCCATGCCCTGCCAGGTTACCCTGAGGGGTTGTAAGATCGGTAGAAGAAGTCTGAAGGACTTCAGAGATGATCATAGGAGCTTTAGAACCACCTATATATTCCGGCCTTTGTAGCCGGGAGTCTCGAGGAGATACCCCGAAGTGTGCTTGAAGAAATTCGACATAACGTGCGCCTGACCTGGCATTTCGTTCCATCCATTTTTGTATTTGGAACGCCAGGCGAAGATCAGCAATGTCGAAAGTTGTAGCAACGCCTAGATCAACAGTATTGCTGTTAAACATTGCAAGGGCGTTTGCTTGGCCTTGAGCTGAATCAAGGCGCATAGTAGCATTAGCGCCAGAATCAAGAAATCTGGCGGTATTTCCGGTTGTACCGGTAGTAAAGTCAGCGGCTTGCCAAACCGCTGAAGTTGTACCAGATATTGGTAGTGCTGGTGCTGTGCCTCTTTGTTGCCAAAGAAGGGATGAAGTAAAATAATCTTTTTCCCAACAACGGTTAAGTATAACTTCATCATCGAGAGCTACTTCCGCTTGGAGCGTTTGGTCTCGATAGTATTCATTGTAGATGTAATTGTAAGCGCGGCGAGGGAAATCAATTGGGAGAGCTCCGTCCGGTATGATTCCGGTGGGGAATCCAAGATAATCCCAAAGAGAGCCAATTGCAGTATTAGTAGGATCCCATGTAGGGAGTACAGATGAGTCATCACCGTCAGTACCTCCAGATATAAAATCTTCCCAGTCTTCCCACATAAGTCTGTAAGGGACAAAGAAATAATGTACATACATGTTAATCTCATGAAGTACAGGAGCAACCATTGGTTGAAAACGTACAACGGCTTGATTGCCAATTTTGAAGGAGTCACCAGGGACTACTTCGTCACACATGACAGGAATTAATTGTCCCATATCACAGGTGAATTTTTTTTCATAAGAAAGATCAAATACAGATCGGCCGGGAGTTAATCCGCCAATTTTGCGGAAAATTTTTGAACTCATGGTTTTTCCTCTGTTAATTTAATAATCAAATCGGCTACGCGATTGATAAGCTCAATCAATACGTTTAAATCGATTGATAGCAGTTCATTATTTTGATGGTTAGATTCCATCCTTCCCATGTGTTGATAAATAATATTTACCAGTTTTTCAAGTTGTTGATTTAACATTCTGCCTCACTTTCCGCAGCTTCATTATCCGCTTTTTGCATATAAGCAGTTGTTAAGTCTCTAAGATACGAGACATTATAGGGACAGTTTTCTGTAGTTATGACACATGTTTCTGTGTCAATAGTTCCGACGCAACGAAGATCATACTCTTCGGCGTCGAAAATTGTTTTACGTGCTTCTACCATCATTGCGACGGTAGCACGTACAGCTGAAGCGTCGGTTTTTTGTACGAATAGTGGGCCTGCGTCTTTCGAGAGTCGGTCATAGATTGTGTAGATGTTCATTTAATAAAATCCTCCGGTTTTATTTTTTAAGATTGCGGGAATACCCGCTGCCTGACTTATGCACGAATACGTCCATAAGTCAAGCTCAAACTTACTACAGCTTACTTTTTTTGAGAGCTATTCGGGCGTTTAGTGTCTTGTTATGTTGTTCCTTACCTTTTTTTACTCCCATATGATACTCCGTATATTTTTGGGAGTCTGTTCGGTAAAGTACATAAGGGTCGACATTGATGCCCGTGTAATGCTCACAAGTTTCAGCTGTTGAGTATTGAGCATGTTGTTTTAGATCTTCCATTGGGAGATCCAGTTTTTTAATATAGTAACGGGGAATTGACATAGGAACCCCGTTAAGTGTAATAGATTTTTGTTCTTTGAGCTGTTGCTCATTGTCCTGGCAAAAGCGTTTGCCGAGACCTTGCGAAAGAAGTCTGAAGGTATTTTGTCGGCCCGTATTTTCATATTCGAGAACCTCCTGTTCACCTGATAGTTTTTTATCTATGTATTGAGCTACATAGCGTATTGAGTCAGGTGTAACTGTCCCAAAATGTGTATGTCCGAGGCTCCAAGATGTATCTACAATCATCTGATCCTCTTTTTGTAGACCCATACCAAAGATAATTGCATGGTAATGGGGTCTTTGAGTTTGATCTCCGTATTCGCCACAAGCGAAATATTTTATTTTTACTCTATCCGGTTCAGACTCAAGATTTTTTCTGAGTCTTTTAACGAACAATTGGAGATCATGTTTTTTTAGTGAATTATTTTCCGGAATATTTTCCGGTGAGTAAGTGAGTGTTAAGAACATAGATCTTTCGTAATACGATAGCTCATGAGTTAGTCTTAACACCCACTCTGTTCGCTTTGCTATACGGCACGCCGTACACTTGCCACAAGGAACCTCCAGACCATCTGGGTATTCCTTAGGGTCAAGATTTTTAAAGATAGTGACAGGCTTTGTACAGCGCATATCATAACCTTATACCGCCACGGCTAACGCCATATTTTTTAATTCGGCGGGTTTTTGTTTTTCTTTGTGTAGATGAACGACGTCGTCCGATTGGTTTTCGTTTTTTACTTTTGTACATTTTTATGTACCTCCATAATAGTGTTTACCAAGAACCTGTACCAGGTTTTTGGGTGTTTAAAGGGTTTGTACGAAGAGTATTATTATTGATATAATTCTGTATCGGTTTTTTAACCGCCTCAATAATTTTTGCACCTTCTCGATACTTATCTGATGCTGTAGTAGGCATAGAACCTGCAGCACCACGATTATGTTCAATAGTTGCAGCAGTTTCCCAAGATTGAGCAGTATCAGCTACTGTTTTGTTTACTTGTTGATCCGCTAAACGAGTTTGTGCTTGTGTATATGAAATATCATTTTTCATTTTCATGAGATTCATCATCGTCATAGGATCAACCTGAGGAGCTTGTGTAGATATTGGGCTTGATGTAGCAGCTGAAGATCCCGCGGCTAAAGTAGGGGAAAGCCCTGCGGCTCTTAAATCGTTTACACGTCTTTGAACAGCATCATCTTCACGTTTCCAAGTTTTACGTTGTGCCCATTTCTGATATTCAAGATTAGATGATTGACCCCAGAAATTAAGGCCTGATGCTCCTAATAAAGAGCCTCCACCTATTATTGCAGCAATAGTGACAGGATCCATTTTATTACCTCCAGTAATTTTTTTCAGTGACCTTTGGTGTCACTGGGCTATATTCATATCAAGGGGAGCGAATATAGCCAGTTCCCAGAGGGGGTATACTTACCC